AAGAATAAATGGGTATTTACCTATTGTTAATATAAGAAAAGAACAAACTGGTAAAAATGATAGAATTGCATCTACAATAAGACACAACAGAGCAAGAGGTAAACATCAAATAGATGCTATGAGTGAAATTGTATTAGAATTAAAAGCCAGGAATTGGAAAAATGAAAGAATTGCTAAAGAATTAGGAATGGATGAAGAGGAAATTTTAAGATTATGCCAAATAACTGGATTATCTGATATTTTTAAAGATGAAGATTTTAGTAAATCATGGGAATCATCAGATTCAATACATTCATATGATCCAATTGATGATAATATAAGTGATGAAGATTTTGAAAATTATAGGACAGTTAATACTTCTGATCCTGATAGAATATTTCATACTTTTGAACATTGGGAATGTCATAAAGCCGGATTTTACGCCTCTAAAAAAGATGGAATGACAGCAGAGCAATGTGAGCAGTCTTATGCAGATTTTTTATCAAATGATGAATTATTTAGAAAAGGTTTAGAAGGTGTAATAAAAGATTGGAAAAATTCATGTGAACATTATTTAACTAATAAAGCAATGAATAGAATTGCATGGTTAGGACAAGCTGCTATGTGTTATTCTACTGGTGTACCTTCTAAGTTCTGTTCAGGATTTAATAGATTACTTCCTTTAGAACAACAAATAGCAAATGAAACTGCACTTGAATATTTAAATAAATGGATGATTTTAAATAATAGAAGTGAAGTAACAATGGAAGAGGCTTTATCAATTGGAAGACAAGTAAATATTTATTAATATGGCAACTAAAGTATATCAAAACAAAAATGTATTAAATGCAAGCATAGATAGAATATCTTATGTATTTGATAATTTCGAGAGAATTTACATTTCATTCTCAGGTGGAAAAGATAGTTCAGTTATGTCTCATTTAGTATTAAATGAAGCACGTAAAAGAAAAGTTAAAGTAGGATTTTTAATAATTGATTTAGAAGCTCAATATGATGATACAATAAGTCATATTGAACACATGATTGATTTATATTCTGATGTAATAGATTTACATTGGGTATGTGGAGAATTATTATTAAGAAATGCTGTTAGCAATTATGAACCAAGATGGATTTGTTGGGATGAATCTAAAAAAGATATTTGGGTTAGAGATAAACCAAAAAATGCAAGTAATTTAAATCAATATGATTTTTATATTCCAAAAATGGAATTTGAAGAATTTATGGTATTATTTGGAGAGTGGTATTCTCAAGGTAAAAAAACTGCAGGGTTTATTGGTATAAGAGCTGATGAAAGTTTACATAGATATAGAGCTATAACATCACGCAAAGATGGATTAATGTATGATAATTTAAAATGGACTACAAGAATATCATCTAATTTATTTAATGTATATCCAATTTATGATTGGAAAACTGAAGATATTTGGATATTTCATGGAAAGTATAGACACCTCCCACATAATAAGATTTATGATAAAATGATGATGGCAGGCGTTAAAATTAGTCAACAAAGATTATGTCAACCGTATGGAGATGATCAAAGGCGTGGATTATGGTTATATCATATTTTAGAACCTGAAACTTGGTATAAAATTGTAGCGAGAGTAAATGGTGTAAACTCAGGTGCTTTGTATATTCAAGAAAATGGTAATATGACTGGATATAATAAAATATATAAGCCTGAAGGTCATACTTGGAAGAGTTTCTGTAATTTATTATTACAAACTATGCCTAAAAAAACAAGTGATCATTATAGAGAAAGATTTGTTAAATTTATTAAAGGATGGCAAGATAGAGGTTATAAGGTTATACCTGATGAAGCGCCGGAAGATTTAGAATCTAAATGTTGGGTTCCATCCTGGAGGAGAATGTGTAAAGTTATTTTAAGAAATGATTATTGGTGTAAAGGATTAGGACAAACACAACCAAAATCAGATGCTTATATTAAATTTAAAGAAATAAAGCATAAAAGATCCTTAGAATCAAAACTTTAAACATATTAACAAAAATTTAACAAATAAAAATTTGGTTGTTTAAATTAAATGCATTTACTTTGTCTTCATAAATAATTACACAATATGAAAACAAATTACGATCAGGTAACAGAGTTGCTAACTCAACTAAACTTAAACTTTGATGATTTTTATTCTATTTATTTAACTAAAAATAGCATTCAATTATCAGCCAATTTTAACACTGAATTATCAAAGATACTTATTAATAATGACTTTGAAAGTAGAGTATCTTGTAATACTGGAGTACTTAATTTTACAAAAAATAATTTAACAATTACTTTATTATGAAAACCTATTTTACTTTTATGTACAATGACCGCAAGTGTGAGGTTGAGATGTACGATACTGATAACACAATGTGCGTAGCTACTTTTGAGGTAGATTGTGAAACATTACTACAGCATGAGTTTAAACTTACTGATTTAGATTTGTCATGTAAAGGCTCATATTTCACATGGGATTATTCAACTGAATCACCAAAAGAGGAGGAATTTATATTTAATCCTTATTTAGATGGGTTTGACTACTGCGAATCTGATGTTATTGATTATTTATTTAATGCTAACTTTGAACTTATAACATTATGAGTATAGTAAAAATTGCTGACTTGTATTCAGATATACAGGCAGCCGCACAGCAGGATCAATTACAATACTTGCTTAATCAAGATCCTAAACCTAATTGGGTAAAAACACATCCGTACATCAAAGGATATAAGTACCTCCCGATTGACAAAGTTGAGTATCTTTTAAAGCGAATATTCAAAGCCTATAAGATTGAAGTCACCGATCAGGGGCAGTCATTTAATGGAGTTTATGTACGTGTACGTGTACATTATCAAAACCCAATAACAGGCGAATGGTTATTCCATGATGGCATAGGAGCTATGCAGTTACAGACTAAACAAGGGAGCAGCCCTGCGGACTTAGGGAACATTAATAACGGAGCTGTGAGTATGGCTTTCCCGATGGCTAAGACATTGGCAATTAAAGACGCTTGTGATCATTTCGGAAGATTATTTGGAAGTGATTTGAATCGAAAGGATTTAGCACCTCATTCAATGGATGTAACTTTGCAGGAGAAGGCAGAGGAGGAACGTAATCGTTTACAGTTACTTTTAGAGAAAGCAGATACACCTGAGTTAAAACAAAAAATAAAACAGCAATATGAAGCACATAGTAAGTTTCAGCAAGGCAGTTGATAAGCTATTTGACCAGGATTTAAGCAAAGAACAAACATATAAACAATTAAAAAGATACATTAAATATTTATACAACAATGAAATACAGGGCATCGGCAATAGGCAAATTAATGACAGAACCACGAAGTAAATCGGAGGTACTGTCGGAAACCACTAAAAGCTATTTATTAGAATTGTGGATTGAGAAAAACTACGGAAGAAAAAAAGTAATTGATAGTAAGTACATGAATAAAGGCATAGCAGTTGAAGAGCAATCTATTACTCTTTATTCACTTCATACCGGCGAATTCTATAAAAAGAACAATTACAGACATCAGAATGATTATATTACCGGAGAACCTGATATCATTACAGATGAATGCATCATTGATATTAAAAGTTCATGGGATATTTTTACCTTTATGGCATCAAAGCATAGCAAGGCAATTAATAAGGATTACTATTGGCAGTTGCAGGCTTATATGGATTTGTTCGGTAAAAAATCAGCTAAGTTAGTTTATGTATTATCGAATACACCTGATGAGATTATTGAACGTGAAGTGAGATTCCGTACCTGTGATCCAAAGGAATTTAACTTTGATGATATACCAACTGAGCAGCGTATCTGTGAGATTTCAGTTGAATATAACGAAGATGATATAAAAAGAATGTATAACCGTATAAACGAATGCAATGAATACTATCAAAGCCTTAAAGCATGAGATTACTAAGATAGCCAATGAGAATGGCTTATGTAATATTAGCATCGAGATTACAACTAATCTCAGTTCAGAACATGAAATATTTACTCTTTATCATTCAAAAGACTGGGATAAACATACAGTAATAGATGCACTAAATGAACAAGATTTAATAACAGAATTTAAAAATTATGCGACTAAAAACAGAAATTAAACAGAGAATAACTCCACGTATTAAGGCTGAGATATCAGAGCAAACAGGAGTACATTATGAAACGATAAGCAACTGGGTAAAAGGAGATCATCAGAATATTACACGTTATAAAGTATTATTAATTATAGCGAATGAGTTAAATATGATGATT